TAAAATTTAATATAAAATACGATATTATTTTTCGTTAATAATATTATAATACAATAATGTTAATCGGACATTCTAGTAGACTAGGATATGATAATTGTTATTATCCGGATAGATTATCCGAGAGTACAAGCCCAATGGCATATAGATTATCTGAAAATAATATGTACAATTGTAAACACTGCCTCCCAAATTATGGACCATATGGTATGTCAAAAAGTCCTGCAATAAGTAGAATTCCTGTTAAAAATGCAAGAGGTGTTGCAGTTTCTCAAGATCTTGCAGATTTAGAATCTATTTTAACTAATAGAAATGTAAAAGAATCAAAATGTAAAAATGGAAAAGTTAACCCAATTAATGTAACGAAATTCTCATTACAACATGGTACTAAATGCTCCCGTTTTCTTGATCCAACATATTCACGTTTAGATTATCCGGTTGCTAATTATCGTGATCTAGCAACAAATAGATTTTACAATCTTCCAAAAGACCCCCAAGTACCAATATTCTGGGATTTTTCAATTAATACAAAATTAGAAGAAAAAGATAATTTTACCCCTAAATTACCAAAAATGTGGTCAGCAAAAGGCGTTTTACCCCATGAATATAAAACATTTAAAATTCTACGTAAACCTAAAATTTAAATAATTAATTTAAATTAATTATTTAAATTTTCATGTATTAACATTATTTAACTTTATACTATACCAATAATTATAAATAATCTGAATAAACATGAAATTAATTAATAACATCATTATTAAACTACTTTCACCACATTTAATAATACCCGTTTCCATAAAATTACCTAATATTCCATATAATGTTATATATATAACGATCGTCCCATAATAAAATACTTTCAATATATTATTGCTATTTATGAAAAATACCTTCAATAATCCATTAAAAATAGTATAATAACAATATAATGTTATAAATGTTTTCGTCCCTTCATCATAATCATATTTAGACATATCAACTAACATAAAAATACTAAGTCCAATTGATATTATTTCAGTAAAAATTAAAAACCGCTTCATTTATATTTATTATGTTATATTATTATTTATTGCATAATGTCCCTTTTATATACTTTTCCAGTTTTATTATATATTTTATTTAATTTTCTAGACGGATATCCTCTATCCATAACAGTATGCTCGGGTTTTTGAAAATCATCATTAATATAACTAAAATAATGATCAACCGGATTAGGATAACCTAACGAACGCGACCCCCTTGATGGCGTTTCACCATATCTCATATATGTATCAACATCTATGTCTTGATCAAATTTCATCATCGGCATTGACATATATCCTATTTTATTTTCACGTTTATCATTACATTGAAAATTCGGTAAAACCATTTTACTTTCAATATCAAAACTCGTTTCAGGATTTTGATATGACATCAATTGAGATTTATATGTTTTTGCATTTCCAATAACTTCATTTACTTTAGTTAAATAATTCTTATCAATATCATTCTTTCCATAATGTAATAATTCATTCATTGGAACTTCACATTCATTATGAAATTCATCAAAATATACATCACCATATTCAGGCTGATTTAATTTATATTTATTTTTCATCGGTTTATGAAATCCATCCCTAAAAAATTTAAACTCCTCTCCAATGTCTTCAGTAAAAATATTTTTCTTTCTTTTAATATTCCTCTTCAATTCATTTTGTCTATTTATTCTTTTTATTTGAAATGAATCAGTTAATTTATCATTTCTAAATTTATGTCCACTTACATTAACCATATCATCAAAAACTGACATTCCAAATTTATTTATATATCTTCTTATCTTAACTAAATCTTGTTTTGTTATTTGATATTCTTGTTCAGGAGTTTCTAATGGTATTATATTATATTTCTTGTACATTAATTTCTTTTTCACATATTCTATTTGTCGTCCTTCTAATAAATATTTAGACATGATTATATAATATAATGTCAAAAGAAGAACCAATAGATTATACTCCAGAATCAATTGCAATTAAACTGCTAACTGATACGGATTTAGAAGCATTACATTCAAAAATAGCATTCGGATCAGATAACGAATTAAATTTTGAAGTCTTATTAACTATATTTTTTGAAATGTTATTCAATATAAATCAATCACCAACTCATGAAATAGAAAATTTAATTGATATAATTGATCGAATCAAAAATAAAATGGAATTAATTAGAGTTATTTTACATGTTGATATAATTGAAGAAAATGATAAAGAATCATGTCATATTAAAAAAAATAGATATTGCCGTGTAATTCTAAAAAATAATCCAATAGATTCAAATGACTTTATTTTTTATGGTATTGAAAATAAAAATTACCATATGTTAATAAATGGCGCTAATTATCAATTTAATAAACAATTAAATGAAATTTATTGTACTGCTACAATAGAATCATATTTAGTTAAAATTTATTTTACTCAGATTTAAAATAGAATTATATAAATAATTCTATTTAAATTTATAAATAAGTTTATTTGAATTTATAAATACCAATTGTAAATATTAAATTCAATAATTCATTCCTAATATAATAAATAAAATCACAATCACATTTAAATATCCTCGTAGTATGATATTTTGTTTTATCAGTTGTATAATGCAATTTATAAAATTCTATATGTGTATTTTGTACGCTATCTTGTAATACAACGGATTCTGGAAATAATTTATTTGATGTAATTCTTTTAAATATGTTATGAATATTAAGTTTTAATAATGAAGTTAATCTTACTTTAATATTATCAATTATATTTGGAATTAGTATTTTATAAAAATTTGTTTGTTTCATTCGTGTAAAATAGTCACGAATATATTCCGAATTAAAATTACTAAAATACTTTTTTTTTGGTTTTATAAATCCAATTGCTAACCCATTATTTGCTATTTCTAACATTTCATTTGATTCATCTTCAAAATAGTTATATGTATTATTATAACTTTTCAAAAATTGTATTCCATTAATCATGACTAATCTATCGTAATATATTATCGGTTTTATACATAATATACATGCAAACATTAATTGTAAATTTGATAAATTTTCTAGAATAAATGTCCTTTTTAATGTTTTATTAATTGTTTTATACACATAATAATTCAATCTATTAACTTCATTATGTAAATCTTCACCATCAATTTTAAACATTACATTAAATCCATTCATTAATTCTTGATATTTTTTTTTACATGGAACATTGCCACCAACAACCCACATATTAATCATTTTAATATTTTTATATAATGTATTTAATATTTCACTTAATCCCATCACTAATGTTTCTTTCTTGGGAAAATTAAAATAATTTTTTAATTCAATTTCGGTCACGCCATTTGACACTATATATAAACTACTAAAATTACTATATAATCCTATCCCATTAATTAAAAAACTACCATTAAATTGATATCCAATGATTTCATTAAATATATTACATGTTAGTTTTTCAATTTCATTTGAACAAATCGTTTTAGGATCAACCTGTGAAGATATTTTATCCATACTCGTCTTTATCGGCGCAAACTCTTTTCCAACATCATAATCATTAACAACACATTTTTCACCTTTCTTCAAATGATTGCTCCATTTATCATATTTAATTGGTTTTTTTATTGTAAATTGTGATCTTAATGGCATTCCTTTTTGATAACTCGCATTATCTTCAAACTCAATTGTATCCCTATTATTTTCTCTGATATTTTGATTAAAATTTGTTCTTTCATTTATTATTTGTTCCATTCTCTTATCAAAATCCCCCATTATAATTTTGTTTATGTTTATTTATTCAAATTTATAACACATTTATTTATAAAAAAACTGGTATAATAAATTTACAAATATATATAAAAATTATATATAAAATTAATAATAATATGATAATAGAATGGATAATTGATAAGGATTATTTAATTGGAACAACCAAAAAATTTTCATTTAAATCTAAATTAACATCATTTGATTTGGATGGCACTTTAATAGACACTAAATCAGGATCTAAATATCCATTGAATAAAGATGATTGGAAAATTAAAAAAAATGTATTACAAAAATTTCCCAATAATTCTATTATTTTTTCTAATCAAGGATTTATTATAAATCATGAAAAATATAAATATATTATTATGAAAAAAATAAATAATATAATAAACATATTAAATAAAGAAGTTAAAATATTCATTGCAATTTCACCACTCTATAGAAAACCCCTTCCAACAATGTTTTTTAAATTTGTTATTAAATATTCATATAATGGATTCTACTGTGGCGACATGGACACTGACTATAAATTTGCTCTAAATTGTAATATTGATTTCATCACACCAGAACAATTTTTCCTCAACAATAACAACAAAATTAATAAAATTAAATATCCTAACATATTCAAACCATTAAAAAATAAATTCACTTTCATTCCACAAGATAAAGAATTAATTGTCCTCATTGGTCTCCATGGTTCAGGAAAAACTTATATTGCTAACATATTAAAAAAAAATTATAATTATAATGATAACCAAATTATAGATAATACAAACCATACAATTAAATTAAGAAAAAAATATATAAATTTAGCATTAAAATTAAATATACCCATAAGAGCCATTTATGTATCAACCCCACCATTATTATCAAAACATAATTGTTATTATAGATATATCAAAAATAAAATACCATTTTCTAAAAAAAATATAATAATTGAAAAACCAACCCTTAATGAAGGATTTAATGAAATATTAGAAATAAAAATGCTATCAAAACCTAATGATTTACTATATTACATGTTTTTATTCTAAAATAATCTAATTATTCAAAATAATTGGATTATATAAAATTTAAATATAGAAATTCCTAAGATCTTCAAATCTATTGCATTGTTCTTGATGTTCCTTACACGTTCCTGAGTTTTTAAATAGCCATTTTGCAAAACCATCCTGATCATTAGGCCATGTTCTATTTGGAACAGCATAAAATTCTCGTTGTGATCCTTGTTTATCATACAAATCATCAATATCACGGTATAAATTTTTATCAAAACATTTTTTGATATCTTTTGGTAAATCTTCATCATCAGCATTACAACCCACCGGCGGATTTTCATCCAATGTATCTTCCAATGTCGGATTCATAAATGGATTATCAACTGTTGGCTTTCGACATGTTCCATTATGAAATTCTTTTATTTCATCAACTGAATATTTTTTTCTATGTGGTTCATTTATTTCATTTGTATATTCTCCTAACACTAATTGATTATCCGGATTGTAATATCCCGTTTCAATAACCGTCCCATTTTTACTAACATTACCCATTGGTTCCGTCGGATCAATCTGATATATCCGGTATATTATTATTGTCATTATAATAATTATTACTGGAATATAAATTTTCTGTTTGGTTAATAACAATAGTATAATAAAATATACACAAAATCTCGTTATTGCATTCAATTGTTCGGCCCTTGTCATTTCAGTAGTCGGTATAAACTTTAAATATCTCCCTTCATTATATAAAATTTTAATATCCGATGTCCAAAATTTATCTTTTTGGTCCATTATATATTAACCTAATTTTTTATATTTGTAATTGTATTTATAATTATATTCTTTTAAATTTTTACGACGATTTACTTTCTTCGTTTTCTTTTCTTTTTTTAATTTCATTAATCAATTTATTTTGAATTTCTTCACTTAATTTACTCAATGCTATTATTTTATCCATATTACGTTTTTTTATTTCATCATCACTTAATTTATTTTCATTTTCATTTTCATTTGTATTGTTTTCAATTTCTTTTAAAAATAATTGTTTATCATCATCATATAATTGTCTTAGTTCTTTTATTTCAAATATATGTTCTAATTTATTTTTACTAATTTTTCCACATAACGAAAAATAAACATTTTGCTCTTTTGATTGAAATATGGCAGGATATTTATCTTTTTCCATTGGTAAAAATGGTGAAATTTTACCTAAATCATATTCATTGGCGACGTAATAAATAAACAATATATTAGGATATTCTTTTGATTTTAATTTAAAAAACCTTCTTATCAATATTTTATCACATTTATTCGTTTCTTTCAATACAAATCCAAAAAAAATTATTTTTGATGATTCAATAAAAATTTTTATATCATCCAATTTTTCACATTCAAATAAATTACTATTGTTCATATAGTAATTTATTAATATTAAAAATAATATTTATTAAACTAATTTATTTTTTTCCTAACTTTTTTCCTATTTTTCTAATTGATTTAATTTGCTTTCCTAAACTCCCTAAATCCAATCCCGACACACCACCCAATGACGATATTATATTTGATAAATTCGGATCTTTCCCAACAAAATCTTTGGATTTTTTTGCAAAACTATGTAAATATTTCGCAGTTTCATTCATTTCCGATTGATCTAATTTTCCACTAACTAATTTAGCAACTTTTTTAGAAATTCCAGTAACACTTGATAAACCACTACTTTTCAATTCTTTTGTTATATCATCTGCAATAACATTTATTGTATTATATACTTTATCGGTCTTTCCATCTTTATGAATGTGTAAAAAATCACATATTTTAGATTTTACTTCTTTCATCTTTTCATCATCAATTCCTTTTAACTCTTTATTTAATGATTTTTTAATATCATCAAATGATGCACCATCACCTATACCATATAATTTTGACACAGTCGATATAATTAATTCATCTGTTTCTAATGTCTTAAATTCATCAATACCAGTAAATATTGACTTAATATTTATGTTTTCTCCACCCTTAATTTCTAAATATGGATTAAAAATCTTCTCATTAATAAATATTTTAGACTTCTTTATCTTTTCTTGCAATACATCAATAAATTTCCATATATCTGACTCCCTTGTATGCTTATTTATGACAGATATCATTCTCGCACTTGAAATAAATACAATATAAAATAAATTCCAAAATCTCTCCAATTCATCTTTTGAAAACTTATCAATAACCAATCCAATATTTATTGCCGGAATAAAAGTTATTATTTGTCCAGTATTGTTCCGTTCACTAAATATACTAATATCAGGATCATTAGCTATTTGTTCCAAATATGGTATAACACTCGTATAAACTCCCTTGATTATTCTGCTTCTATCCGGTGATGATTCTTCCTTCGTAAAATCATTTATTAATCTATCACATCCATTCATTAATTTCACATATTTTGATCCTTTGTTATTCAATTCTATTAATTTATTTTTACTCATTTTTAATATCTCACACAACGCTATCGCAAAACAACGGTTATTTATCAGTAATTCCAAATTTTCCTTGTTCTCACTCACTTTATCTTTATTAATCATTTTATTATCATCCTTTACACATTCTGTCTTTTCTATTTCTACTTTAACTGGATCTATTTCTACTTTAACTGGATCTATTTCTACTTTAACTGGATCTATTTCTACTTTAACTGGATCTATTTCTTCTTCATCACGTAAACATTTATTCTTAATTTTCGTCTGCTTCTTTTTTTTATGTTTACTTGATCGTTGCATTTAATATAATTTAAGTTTTCAAATTCAAAAACTTAAATTTAAACATATCGTAAATAATTTTCGGCTAATTTTATTAATTTTTTGAATGACTGTTTTATATATTTTTTCGCACCATCAGACATCGTATTCCAACATCTTTTAAATATCATTATATCATTTATTTTATCTGTATCATATGATTCCATTATAAAAAATTTATCATTTCCGTTTAATATGTTCTTTTTATATTCTTCATTACCAAATACATGTATCGTAAATAATTTAATAAGTCTTTCAGGTTCGGTCTTAACAATTTCATCAATTACACTTGAATATGTTCTTAATATGATATTAAATGGATTTTCGTTTGATATTTTATTTCCTAATGCCGTTATTATCATATTACACGCAACAATACATTCTTTTTTTGAAGACATAATTATATTAATATAATACCATAATTTTAAATCCTTCCACATTTATCTAAAACATTATTTATAACTTCTTTTTCAACTAATGATGATAATTCTTTTTCTTGTTGTATTCTCTTTGTTTTTGTATCGTTTAATATTTTTGTTCCAGTTATTTTGTTATTTGGTGTAGAATCCGAAAATGTAACAATTCTATCATTTCCGATATCTTTGTATGGTAAAAATAACTTAGGTTGAGGAACATCCAGTTCTTTACTTTGATCTGTATTAAAATATGCGTATAGATCGGATAATCCTTCCAATTCCATTTGTTGATATTCAAATAATCCTGCTTCACGTCTTGCTTTTAAATTTTCATCTCTGATTAAACGTCTTTGTTCATCAACATGTTTCATTCTAAATTCTCTTTTATTTGATATTATTCTATTTATCCATTTACATGCCTCCGATTTTGAAAATATTTCTTGTTTACCATTTTCAGTAATTGTAATTGTTGGTACTCCGGTTATACCTAACTTATATAATTTCTTAAAATCAGTATTATCAATATTTATTATTTTAAACATTTCTAATAACTGCTCCCCAATTAAGATATTTATCAGTTTAATACACGTTGCACATTTATTACTGTAAAATAAAAATATATTCATTATATTAATGTTATTGAAAAAAATTGAACATATTTTAATTTAATATTATTATAATATAATTATTAATATGACTGATCAAAAAATATCACTGATTGAATATAATCCATTTGATGGTATTAAAGAAAGCACTTTAACATTATTATTAAAAAATATCAATATCAAAATAGCAAATGCTTTAAGACGAATTTCAATGGTTAATATTCCTGTGTTAGGATTTCCGCCTAATTTAATTGAAATAGAAAAAAATACAAGTATTGCATTCAATAACGATTACATGAAACTTCGTCTTAGTTTATTACCCATTTTCAATGTAGACACAAAAGATAAAGTAGAAATTTATATTGATTCTACTAATTCAGATTCAGACATCATAAATGTTACAACAAATGATATTAAAATGTTCGTAGACGAAAAAGAATTAAATACTTATAATAAAAAATATCCAATTTTATTAATTAAATTAAAACCAAATGAATCATTCAAATGTCACATGAAATCCCGTATAGGAACAGGTGATGAACATGCTCTTTGGAATGCATCTCGTAATTCATTTTATGAAGAACTAAATGATAACGAAATTAAATTAACTATTCAAAGCTCGGGAAGAATAAATGAAAAAAAAATATTAATTAGAGCTTGCAGTTTTATATTAACAAAACTTGAAAAATGTAAAGAAGAATTATTATCAATTGATATCAATAAAAATGAAAAACAAATTAAATTTGTATTACCGGATGAAGATCATACAATCGGTGAAATACTCAATTATGAATTCCAAAATCATAAAAATATTTCATTTTCTGGTGTAAGTCGCCCTGACTATTTCGTTAAAAATATTGAAATAACTGTCCATTCAGATAATCCAATTCCTTCCATGTTGGAAAGTTTAGATTCATTATATAAACAAATATCCAATATTAAAAAATTAATTAAAAATATTAAAATCTAAATTGAAATTTAATTTTCAATTTAAATATTATTAATAATGTATATTGATGAAATAGATAATACTATAAATGATGTTATAGACGATTTTTATATATCATTAAAAAAATTAAAAATAAATGATTTTAATCAAACCACTATTAATAAACTCCTTGATAATTATTTTGATAATATTGATTTATCCAAAATAAAAACTTTGATCAAAAATGTTGTCGTATTTGATTCATTCATTGATATATTAAAAAAATATGTCGTAATTTATCTATTTCTTACATTCGGATATTTCTCACATGACGAAAAATTATTCGTAAAAAATGTCGTGGATTTCTCCAACAATCAACAAAACTTCCATTTTAAAATTAATAATTTTTTTAACCCAACCAGCAACGCACTCATTATGAAAAATTACACTTTATTAAAAAATATTGAAATACTATTAACAACAAAAAATAAAGAAGAGTTAAAAAATAATGTCGACTTTATCCCAGCAATTAATTTTCTTAATAATCTCGGATTAGATTTTATAAATAATCATTTCAAACTAAAAAACAAAAATAATAGTTTACACAATATTATTAAAACAATCCTAATCGTATTATACAAAAAAACCGATAAAATAGAAATATTTAATCTTATAGATTCATCACAACATGAAGACGATGTTATATTTATTGATGTTGTCATATCAGAAAAAAAACAATTAGAATTAATTGACATTAAAAATACATTACAAGAAGAAGATAAATATTTATATAATTCTATTTGGAAATTTCTAAATGATCCAAAAGAAATTTTATTGCCCGATGATAAAATACTGATTTTGCTAAATTCACATGTAATTGTCCCTATTGTTGATAATTTATTATTATACCACAAAGATATGGAAAAATATGATAAACTTTTAACACCTCAAGAAAAACTTAAAAGTGATACACGTGCTAAATATATAGTAAATAAAATAAACACTTCAATAAATTTATACAATCCTCAAAAGTCTGAAGAAGCTAAAAAATTTCTATATGCACCTCTTAGTAATCGTAGAGCAATAATTGTAAATAATATTGAAGATATTAAAATTATTAATAAATTCCTAGAAATTGATAAACCATCAACTAAAATAACAGAACATTTTCAAGAATTATCCACGTATATGTCATATCCATATATAGAATTCAAAGATTTCAAAAAATATGGCTTTAGCATGTTGTTAAATAAAACAATTAACGTTATTAGGGATGTTAATTTTACAACTAAACAATTCAATCCATATCAATATCTACAAATAAATATTGGTAATAAAATTATTAATATAACAGGTTTTGTTATTCCTAGTAATTCAATTCCAATACAATGTCTTAAAATAAAAAATTTAATTGACATAACAACATTATCTTCCAATAAAAATGGATTTGATCTTTTTATTACATATCTCAAAGAAACTTTTCTCAATACAAAATTACATAATGCCTCAATTTATTGGCTATTTAACTTAGAATTAGATAAATTTAAATCTACCAATTACGAACAAACAAATACATCACTTCAAGATAAAACAAAACAAATGATTGTTGCTCTTTATGATAGTATTGAAAATGAATTATTTATTGAACTCACCATAATTCTTAAAAATTATAAATACTTAACATTGCAAAAAGCTTTTGGTATTATCAAAAATTTTGAATTACAAACAATTCAATTACAAGATACAAATGAATTAGAAAAACAAGTTTATTCATTAATTACCATTTCTAAAAATAATTTTGATGAATTAGAAAATAAAGTTTACGGGTTTTTTGATTTCATTTCATTACCACTTAAACCAAAAAATGAAAAATCAAATTTAAAAACAATTGAATTACAAATTAATAAAAAAAAACAAAAAAAAATATATAAAAAAATTAATGGAATATGTCAACATTTCCTTGAAAAAGACAGGGATATTAATTTTTATATGACTTATGTAATAGAAAATGAAAATCAAGATTACGTCTGCAAAAGCTGTGGGACTGTCCTAGATATCAAAAAATATTTATTCTCCGGAATATTTGATACTTCAAAACAACAATTCATTCCATCTAATATCCCAATAGTAATTCCATTAGAAACAACAAAAGGTTACGAAGAATATAATGTTGCAATAAAACAATTAGACAAAATTATAGAAAGAATTGCAGTAATATCTAACATGATCCATTTATTACAAAAAGATAAATATGTCACTAAATTACGAAAAAGAGAAATTATTAAAAATACAATTGATATGATTACTTTAAATAATAGATATCTTAATAATTTACCAATTAATCATATTTCCCATGTCAACAAAACTTTATCAATTCAATTTCCATTTACATTTGATAATAATATTTTCATATTAACTCCAAAAGAAACAGATATACATAAATCTGCAAAACAAAATAATATGTTAGCATATCTAATAATATCACTTATCGTTGAAATAAATGATAGCCAATTTCCATATATTGGAATGAATTCAAAAGAATGCGGTTATCCAATGTTCAATAAACTAAAAAATAAATTATTCAATAATATAAAAATTATTAAAAATAAAGCAGGCGATTTAGATGATATATCAAATTATCAACCATTTTGTTATTTACTATTCTCAATTTCATGTTATCTTGTAAAATACAAAATGTGGTTTTCGGAAATAAACAATAATTTACAAATACAAAAAATTATTATAAATACAACAATAGACATCATTAATAATATCTTAGAAATTGATATTAAAAATAATGCCATTGAAATGTTTAAATCAAAATTTTTCAATAAATTATCAACATCATTTAACAATGATATGTTATTAAAAAAATTAGAATTAAAATCATCAGAAAAAAAAGAATTGATTGAATATTCTAAACAATCAATAAAATTAAATAAATTTACATTTCAAAAATTTTCAATACCAAAAAGAATAAATGAAATACCCAATATTTACCATATTGAAAAACTTACAAATGAAATAATAAAACATTTTGAAAAAACGTATATAACAAACTGTAAAAATGGCGAATTCCATAAATGGGAATTCAAAAATAGAACTTTTATTTGTTCTTTATGTTCTTTAGATATTAAAAATGCTACCAATGAAAAATTAGATAACCAAACATTCAAACATATATATTTTGAACATGTAGCAACAGACTTTTGTAAAGTTAAAAATATTCCAATTCTTAATTGTTCAGAAAAACTTACAAATTATGATGAATTTGAAAATTATCTCAATAATGAATCTAAAATTGAAAATGATAATACAATAAAACAACAAAAAATAATTAATAATAATCATACACAAAAAATAAAATATACAGAAAAAGTTATTAAATTACTAAAAAAATCTTATGATAAAAATTACATAAAAAATCTTATGTCAAAAATGCCATTAGAAAATGTTGGATTGTTAAATAATGTATATATAATTGATCATAATTTTAAAGGAATTTTATTAACAAAACCTATAATAATATCAGAAAATGATAATAAAATTTTTTCAAAAAAAGAACATCCATTCTTTAAAGTTGATGTTATATATTATATTGATAAATCTAATAAAGTAACCGTTTTTTATGATGCTAAAACAAAATTTCTAATTGGTTATAAAGTAGAAGGAAAACAATTTGTTAAAATAACCGAAAAAAATAAAAAATTAATTATTGATTATTCGTTATATGATAAAATTAAATTCTTAGGTTATCAATTAATAAGTGATAAATATACAGAAATAGAAGAAAAACAACATATTGAAAATATCAAAAAAACACTTATGAATTTACAACGAATTATATTTAAAATTGTTTTTAATAGTAAAACCGTCATAGATGATGAAGAAAAATATTTTTCTTCAAAATATAACAAAATCATAAATAATTATATTATAAAATTATCAAATTTAATTGTTATACAAAATAATCATAGAGTTTTTAAACACTGGAAAGCTGTTTTTGACGGAATAATAGACGGAAATTTATTACTATTTTACTTGGTGTCGGAAACAATTAAATTGATTGATTATAATCCTAATAATAGAGATTTATATCAGTTAATATTTGATTTTTACACATTAGCATTTGAAACATTCAATATAGAAAAATATAATAAAAATTTAGAAATGAAAAAGTTTTGGTATAAAATCACATCAGAAACTTATGTTCTTGAAGTTGAAAAAGAAACAACTATTACAGGATTATACTCAGACATGACCGATGAAGAATTAAAAAAACAAACTAAAAAAAAAGAACAAGAAATTGAAGAAACAACAGCATTAGATGTTGGACCTGTATTTGATGACGACGAACAAGACGATGATATGGGTGAAACACCGGTTGATGATATCACTAATGAAAATGATGTAAGTAGAATTGTATATGATCCTAATATTCAATATGAAGAATTTGGAGAATAAAAAATAATAATTTATTTTTTATTTATTTTTTATTTATTTTTATGGTTTTGACCAAATAGTCGTTATACTTGGTAATGTTCGTCTTCCTGAATGATTTGTATCAATTGGTAAATTAAGTATTTCACGTGGCTTATCATATACTTTTAGATATTCTACATCTTGTTTTAAATTAGTCATTAAATCAGGCATCATATAATTAATTAATATTTTGTTTAATACTTTTAATTGTTTTATTGTATCTTTTGGTAAATTTTTTGCATAATCTAAATAAATATATCTCATTACTATCAATAAATCTGAAATATCTTGATCTACTTCCATTTTATATTTTCCATGACTTCTATTAATAACTTCCCTTTTAATCATTTTTTGAATGTGATTTATGTTTTTTTCTGAAAAATACATTTCACTTAATGGTGTATTTGTTATTTCCATTCCTCTCAATGCTAATGACGAATTACCACCACAATAATATTCCGATCCATCCGAAAATTTATCTATATTAGATTGCCATTTGCTAAATTCCGATATCCCCATATATTCATCCTTTGTATATGGCTCCATTCTATTGTACGATATTTTTTGATTAAATTCCGACATTATATAATTTATTAATTATATAATTTTAGTCGGATATTTTTTA